ACAACTGCGCTAGTTTCAACACACGCCGCAGGAGTTGCAATCGGTAATTTACCAACCACAATTAAACAGGCTTGTATTCTTATCACAACTGCATTTATTAAGATGCGTGGAGATAACTCAATGACTATGCAGATCACAACAGGGGCTACTGCCAATGTTGATGGCGCACAACGCTTTGGTTCAGATATTGCTTCTGCTCTTGAAATGATCAAACTTTACCGCAGGATTAGATAATGGCAGGGCGCGTTGGAGTTCGTGCCACTTTGGCATCATTTTTAGCAACTCCACAAATAGTTACACTTAATCAAGTATTCACTTCATTTCCTAAGCGCATAAATTTTCAGGTTAATTCAACGGCTGGGCAATTATCGCGTTGCGCAGTAGTGGTGTTTATTCAATCTGAAAATGAAACACGCCTAGCGATCGGTGGTGCTACTAACGGTTGGAAGCGTGTAGATTACTCAATAGTTTTACAAATCTTTCACCACTCTCTGCATAGAAACGCAGAAGATGCAATGGCTGATTTTGATACACTTGTTGATAACATTAAGACAAGATTGCGTTCAAACCACAATTTTGGAGATGCAACAGGTACATTGGTTTGGCAAGGTGCTGAACCGATCATCAACGCTACTTATGGCGAACCGCAAACGGTTGCCGAGGGAGCAACGGAAACATACGCTGAAATTCAGTTTGATGTTACCGAAATGATACAAGCATAAGGAGAACATATGGCAAAGTACAAATACACGGGAACAGACGAGCGTGTGTTCCCTTCGCTTGGGATTGTTGTGGCGCCAAATGCAGAATTTGATGCGCCAGATGATTTTAATGCGCATGAAGTTATTAGTGTTAGTGCTAAGATTTCAACCAAACCAACCTTCACAACACCGCAGGAGAGTGAGTAAATGGCAGTCCAAAATTCCGTTCGTTCCTATATAGGAATTGCAAAAGAAGTAACAAAAGGTACTGCGGTTGCACCGACAGATTACCTTCTAGTCAATAAAGATACTGTAAAGCCAGTAAATGTAATTGACCCATTGTACGACCAAGGACTTCGCGGTGCTATGGTTGAAAATTACAACTATATTCCGGGCAGAACACGATCTACATTTGATCTTGGTGGTGCGGTATTTGCCGATGGTATCGGTTACGCATTAACAGGTATTATGGGTGCTTGCGCTACAACTGGCGCATCTGCTCCATTTACACACACGATCTCATTAAAGAATAGTCTTGCGGCAACTACAGATGTTCAACCGCTTTCTTACACACTTACAGATTTTTATGCAGTTGCGGTACGCACTTATGCGGCACAACAATTCCATGATGTAACACTAAAGTTTAATGCAGACGGTATGTTGGAATTTGATGCAAAGTCCACAGGTAACTTATCTGCAACAACTACTGCACCAACACCAACATTTAGCACACTTTTGCCAACACCAGTTTGGCAAGGAACTGTAACTATCGGTGGAACTCAAGTTTCAAACGCTATGACAGGTTCAATTGCAATGAAGCGTCCAGTTACACCGATCTATGGCATCTCACAAACACAAGACCCATTTAGCGTATTTGTTGGTGCTCTTGATGTTGAAGGTGATATTGAGTTTATTATGGAAGCGGATACAGAATTAACACGCTACTTAACAAACACACAACCTTCCATTGTCCTTAACTGGGCTTATGGTGCGGCTGCTGCTGCAATTCAAATTCAAGCAACCATTACAAAGGGTGCTTATACCGCTTCCGCTTATGATCGTGGAGATGATTTTGTAAAAATTAGCGTCTCAATTAACGGTCTTGGTAACACCACAGATGCAGGTGCTTCTGGCGGTTTTGCTCCTATTAAGTGGGTATTACAAAATGCAAAGGCTTCTGGTACTTATATCTAAGTAACAGAACAAATGTGCTAGGGGGTCGGTCGAGCAGTCGCCTTCCCTGTTCCCGCCCCCTAGCACCTATTTATTGTAAAATTGGAAGGCACTTACCGATCGGAAGGAAATAAAATGTCAAAAAAGAAAATCACACTACCTAGTGGTGCAACAGTTTCATTACGCGACCCAAAAGATTTGCGTGTAAAAGATCGTAAAAAGATTTATATGAACGCAGGTAAAGCAGATGAAGGAATTATGCAAGCCCTTTCATTAACAGATGGATTACTTGCCGTGCTTGTAGAAGATTGGTCACTTGATCTAATTATTCCGTCAATCAAAATTGACTCATTAGATGAACTTGAAATGGCTGATTACGATTTTCTTGTTGAAGAAACAAAAGAAGCGCAAAAGGTATTATTCCCTGCATTGGCTAATACAGAAGCAAATGAAAAGGATGCCGAAAGCCCTTTAGAAAACTCCAACGCTTAAGGTGGCTGCTTGAAGGTGGTGAAAGACATGAAGCCTTTACATATCCAGATGAAGAGTGGTTGTATTTCATTTGTGCAAAGGACTTTGGTTGGACACCACAACAGGTAGATGAACAACCTGCCGCGTTGTTGGATTGGATAATTGCTATTTCATCATTAGTGAAACAGGTTGAGAGTGATCACATCAAATCTTAAATTGGTGCGTAATGCATTAGAGAAGGCTGGCTCCGATCTGGACAAAGGCGCAGAAGGCGCTCGTAACGAAATGATGCTTGCACTTATTCAGTTATCCAAAGAACAAATTGAAGGACGCAGACCGAAAGGCGAAAAGGCTACATCTGGAATACCGCCAATGAACCGCACAGGTAACTTGCGCCGATCTATACGCGGAGAGAAGTTTCGCAAGGGTTTTGCTAGTTATTCTGCTATTGTTGGTCCAACAATAATTTACGGTCGCGCCGTTGAATTAGGCGGTGCGTACGCGCCTGAGTCATGGGAAGGAACTTCTGCTATGGCTGGTTTCCCTTACATGAAGCCAGCATTTATTAGATTTCAAGCAGTTGCTCCTGCAATTATTGCTAAACACATTGGTAAGGTGGTCAGATAATGGCATTTTTACCACCAGCAATCTTTGAGATTAAAGCGGTTGCAGATAAGGCTATTGCAGAATTTAAGCAAGTCAATAATGAACTAGGCAAGATGGAAGATCAGTCAATGAAGGCTGGCGGTTCAATCGGTGGTATTGATAAAGCAAGCCGTGTTGCTACCGCTGGTTTGTTGGCTATGGGTGCGGCATTTGCTGGTTTTGCGGCACTTGGTATCAAAGAGGCAATGGATGCCGAAGTCATTATGACAAAGTTAAATGCAACATTAACCGCACAAGGATTAAATACTGCCGCAACAAGAGCAGAAATTGACGCACTTGCTAGTAGTTTTGTTCAACTTGGATTTGATGATGAAGCCGCTGCTGCAAGTATGCAGATTTTAATTCAATCAACTGGTGATCTGGCAAAATCCAAACAATTATTAGGAATGGCTGCCGATCTAGCACGCGCTAAGTCAATAAGTTTAGAAGCCGCATCTCAAATGCTTGTAAAAGCAAATATGGGTGCAGGTAAAGTATTTAAGCAATTTGGAGTTGTTTTAGATACAACTTTGCCTAAAGCGGAAGCAACTGCAAAAGCAATGGCAGAATTAAAAGCAAAAATGAGTGGGCAAGCACAAAAAGCAACAGAAACACTTACCGTTCAATTAGCAATTTTGAAAGAACAATTTAATAATGCGGCACAATCTGTTGGCACGGTGTTAATTCCTAAACTGAAAAGTCTTGTTGAGAATTTCAATAAAGCATTGGCATTTGTAAAGCGCAACTCAACTGCATTTCAAATCTTTGGCGGTATTATTTTAACTGTTACTGCTGCGGTAGCATCTTACTCATTAACACTCAAAGTAATAACTATTGCAACAAAAGCATGGGCATTTATTCAAGGCGTTGCTAAAGCCGCAACAATGGCATTAACAGGGCAACAAATTGCTCTTAACGGTGCTATGGCAATTAACCCAATCGGTCTTATAGTCATGGCGGTTGTATTACTTATCGGTGCTTTTGTTCTGTTATGGAATAAGTGTGAACCTTTCCGCAAAATAATGATTGAAATTGGCAAAGTTGGCGTAAAGGCATTGGGCTTTCTTATCGGTGTTGTCGGTGATCTAGCGGTTGGTTTTCTCAAAATTGCTACTGGACCGCTTAAATTGTTACTCAAAGGTTTGTCATTACTTGGTATTGATGCTGCTGGTAAAGCACTCAAAGGGCTTGAGTCTGCAACAGACGGAGTAGCCGAATTTTTTGATAAAGCGGCTAAAAAAGTTACAGGCATGGCTGAAGGTTTAGACAAATTAAATAAACCAATCAAAGTCACATTTCTTGAAAAAACAGTAACCGACCCTGA